ATAGATATGCACCATATAGATGGGAATAATAAAAACAATACTATAGATAATATACTATCTTTGTGTAGTAACTGCCATAGATGTGTAACACATAATATTTCTTTAAAAGAAGCATCATAATGTACGAGCTTAAAGAATATCTTAACGCCATAAACTTTACAAAGAAGGACTTAATGAAGTCCGAAGATAAGTTATGGGAAAAGAAGTACCCTGCCTTTATTGTCAATAAGATATTATCTGGTTTTTCAGATACTATAATGCTCGTCAATGAAATGAATAGAAATCATTTTCTTGATAAAGATATGCAGTTTCAATTTTTAATAAATAGTATTAGGTCAAAGAAGAGGTTTAGTCCTTTTTTGAGAGCGAATAAGTTAAAAGATATTGAGTGTGTAAAAGAGTATTATGGATATAG